TAATAACAAAGTGCTGGAAGAGATTTGGACATGTTAATTATCAAAATATATATGAGGCAGGAGGATATGCTGACCTTGCTGCATATATAGTCAAAGAGTATGAAGAAAATACAGAAGAGTATGAGCAGCTTAGTCTGTTTGAAGAGTATGAACAGAAGGAACTCATAAAGTATTCAAGTTCACGTAATCTTATACGACCAGAGCCGGAGAGAACAGATTACAGCCGGAGAACTGTCCGTAAACTCATTGATGACGGACCAAAACCAGCAAAAGGATATTTCATAGACCCTGATTCTATAGTGAAAGGGCAAAATCCATATACAGGTATGAGTTATCTGTATTATACGGAGTACAAGCTTACAAGGGATGGTCCACCACCGGGAGGAATAATATGAGGCATGTAAATATATACACGGAAACAACATTTAAAGGATTAAAAATACAAAATGGTGTTATTGGCTATGTATTAGAACTTATCACAAATAAAGAACCCATAACGCTTGATAGTACAGCGATAATTCACGATATGAAGCCAAACAGGGCAGAGCTGGCAGCAGTAATTAAAGCTTTAAAACATATGAATGAGAAATGTGAATTAACAATATTCACGGAGTCATCATATGTGGCCAATGCATTTAATTCAGGATGGATGGCTGCATGGAAAGAGAATGGTTATAAAACTGCAAGAGGAAAAGATGTGGCTAATCGTGAAGAATGGGAACAGTTAGATGAATTGCTGACAGGTCATATATATGAGTTCAGGCTTCAGGAGGAACATTCATATAGAAACTGGCTAAAGGAGCATGTAAACAAGGTAAAGGAGTATGAAAATGTTTGATATATTTGGAGAATTTGACAGTGCAGAAGAAATAAATGAAGCGGCAGCAGCACAACTGATAGAAGGTGACATAGAAGCAATAATGACTATAGCAAGGGAGAATGGCATTGATGCAGATGATGCACAGGATTACATAGATGGCACTACGGATGAACTATGTACACCACTTATGGCCGCATTTGGAAAGATTGATGTAGAGACAGAGGAGTTACAGCCTAAGGAGATAATAGAAGACTGGATTAATTATATCAAAAAGAGATGTACAGAGTCAGGAGATATGACAAGAGCTGTAAGAAAGAGTGGTAGGAGTGTCAAAGGGTGTATCGGAGCATTGCTAAAATGGAGCTTTAACAATGCTTATGCAGTTGACAAGGATATTATTCATCTATCTGGTATAAAAGGTCCGAGTGCTGTCAAGATGGGTATTCCCGGAATGGCAACAGCATACAGGCTTATAGATGAATATTATCTTGGAGGTGATAAGCATTGAGAAAGTTAGAGGTATTAGCATATGCAGGACGTAAATCCAGGTCAGGAAAAAATACATTGATAGCAGATATTGTGGATATAGGTGGTAAGGAACATCTGATAATAGACTTATACAGCAAAAGAGAGCTTATATACAGAATGGCATTTAACGATATGGAATATGCTCATTATGATTACAAGAGTAAAAAATGGGATGCAGTAGTATGCTCATACAAGAAGCCACATAGAAACGAAATAAACAATGCCAATATAGGTGAAGAAGACAAGGAAAATATTTTAAAGTTTTACGGCAGGAACAAGAAAGATTATCAGGATTACACAGATATTATATGTGATATAGAGAACCTGGTAGATACAAGAAAAGACAAGGTAAGGCATGAAAGGGAAGGAAAAGAAAAAGAACAGTTGCTGAAACTTGTGCCAAAAGAACCAAAGATATTACAGGATGCACTAAATAGATATGCTAATCAGGGCAACATAATATATTACAAGCGAAAAGGCAACAAAGCTGATTATCATTGTTGTCAGTGTGGAATGGATTATACAAGGAGAAACAAATCATCAGAAAGTTATGAAGATTCAGTTTTTGCATCATTAGCCAAAGTGCCAAAGGTGTTTGAAACAGAAAACTGTCCATATTGTAAAAAATCAGGAACACTATTGCAGATGGGACATGCTAAAAGAACTCATCAATACTTTGAAATATTGTTATATCAACTAGCTAAGGATAGTAAGACACTAATGGTAACAGGATACAGTATTGATGTGTATAGAAGTCCATACAATGCATATAACATATCGAACAGAGCATATGCGATATCATTCTTAAGGCCCGGATATGAGAGAATATATCAGATATGGGGAGAGCACATTATAAAGTCAAATTACTTTAATATAGGCAAAAATTGCGACGTACATGAATTTGGCAGCAGTGTTATATCAGAGAGCAGTCTTAAGTATTTCCCATCAAATATGGGAAATCTTATATGTAATGCAGCAGAAAAGGAAACAAACCATGTAATAGCAAACTATAATGCACTTAGGACATATGCAAATGCACCGGCAATAGAAAGCCTTTATAAGATTGGATTCAATAATATATGCAGGAGTCTTATATGGAGCGGTGGACACACAAGAGATATAAAAAAGACAGCCGAAGAGGCAGCAGATATACTTATGGTAAGCAAAGAAGGCTTTGGGTACATAAGAAAGAATATAGACGATGATAGGCGTATGCTTACAATAATAAGATATATGGAGAAAAATAACATTCCACTCAATGATAATAATGTTGAGATTATAGAAAGTTTAGGGATATATAATCATCCTGAAAATGCAATTATGGTAACTTGTTTATCCACATATCAGAGTATACAGAAACTTTATAACTATCTTAATAAGCAAAAGCACAATTATACTTCACTTTCTGATACGCTTAATGAATACTATGATTATATAAAACAGCGTGAACTACAAGAAGATGATCTTAGCAATACAGTATATTTAAGACCGCGGGATTTACATACAACATATATGACATTGTTAGAAGATGTAGAACACCTAAAGAATGAGAAGTATATAGCGGAGATGAGTGAAAAATACAAAAATATAAGGGAGCGTTCAGCGAAGATCCCTAAAAAATATACGTGGCAGCAGGCAGAATTTCTTATAAGACCAGCAAAGAGCGCAGAAGAGATAGTTATAGAAGGCAGATTGTTACATCACTGCGTTGGAAACGATACACAGGGATATATGAAAAAATTTAACGAGGGAAAAGGTTGGATATTATTGGTAAGACACAAACAGAATCCTACAGTACCATTTGTTACAGTAGAACTTGTAAACGATAAGATCAGACAGTGGTATGGAATAAAAGATAGTAAGCCAGACAGAGAAAATGTTGAGGCATTTCTCAATGCGTATATACAACATATAACAGGAAAAGGAGGAAAAAAGACTGCATGAATAAGTTAGAAGAACTTAAAAACTACAGTGAATACAAAGCAGCACTTGATGAGCAGATAAAGGAATCAGCGGAAGGTTTTGTAAAGATAGGTTATCTTTTAAAATTGGCAAAGGATACAGATATCTTAAAAGATTCTCAGTATAGCAATGTAATTGAATTTGCCAAAGCAGAATATGGAATTGACAAAACTATGGTATCACGTTTTATAAGTATCAATGACAGATTTTCTGAGAATGGAAACAGTCCTGTTCTTAGGACAACATATCAGGGGTTTGGATATGCTAAGCTGGCTATTATGCTTCAACTACCAGATACACTTAATGAGGAGCTTACGCCAGAGTATTCAAAAAGAGAGATACAGACACTTAAAGAAGAAATGGATAAGGAAAAGACAATATCAGACCTTGAAATATATGCAGAAGGAAAAGACAGCGAAAAGACAGAGCTTGAGCAGATTGTGTATAAGATATGTGAAGAGAATATAGAGGTATATGAACGTATATATAAAGCAGTTACACATGAGCAGCTTACTTCAAATTCAGTCATTAATATATTTGCACCTGCTGGAGATATGATTTATTCAGTACGTGTGCAGGGAGCAGGAAGAAAGGCAGTATCTTTCAAACAAGGAGAAGATGTATCTGTGGTAAGTCTTAGAACATCTGAAAAGGACACATATAATCCGCATGAAGTACTCAATGCTGTTGTTAATATGATAGCGAGAAATATAGTAGATAGTGAAAATGATGCCAAGACAGTATGGCAGCAGATATATTGTATCGAATATCCAAAGAAAGATGAAGTTGCACCGGTGCAACAAAACGGCAAAACCAATTCGGAATCTAAAAAGCCGGAAAAGAAAATGAAAGTTGTAAAGGCAAAGCAGGAAGAGATACACAATATAGAAAAGTCAGTACCGCCGGCATCACCTATAGAACAATCAAAAGAGCCGGAAAAGCCCATAAAGACAGAATCTGAGCACATAGATGAACAGTTAGAAGGACAGAAAAATATAGAAGATTACCCGGAAGTTATGCCAGATGTGGAACAGGTAGAAGGAACGGTAGAAAATATTCCGTTGGAAGATGAGAAGTTGAGCGAAAATAAGAACGATATACCTAACGATGAGAACGATAAATATAGGAACCCAGCAGATATCCGAAATAATATCCTGACTGCAATCACTAATATTAAATTTGCATTAGAAGTTAATGAAGATATTACGAATAACATTATAGACAGACTTATAGCATTAACAGATAACATAAAGACGGAGCTTAAAGAGCTTAAGAAGACAGGAGGCAGCAGATGAAAGTATATATAAGCTTGCCAGTAACCGGAGTAAAAGGTTATAAGGAAAGAGCAGAAGCAATAGAAAAATTACTGACGGAAGCAGGACAGACAGTTATTAATCCTGTAACAATCTGTGAAAAACTACCAGAGAAAACAACACACAATGAGTATATGAGCATATGTCTTCCACTTGTTGATATGTGTGATGCGATAGTGTTTGATGAGGGCTGGGAGTCATCAAGAGGATGCAATCTTGAAATGGTAAGAGCTATGGAAAATAAAATAGAAATAGGATTTATAAGGGAGAATACATGGGAAAATCAAAACAAGCAAAAGCACACGAATTTACAGAAGCTGCCAGGCAGCAGATTTATATCAGGGACAATTACAGATGCATTTTCTGTCTTAAAAACTATAATATGCAAAATGCCACATGGTATGAAAAATCAATATTAAGCGTAATGCATTATATACCAAGGTCAAAGGGCGGGCTTGGTATACCACAGAATGGAGCATTAGGATGCCAGTATCATCACAATATGTTTGATAATGGCAATCAGGGAAAAAGGCAGGAAATGTTAGAAATATTTAAGAATTATCTTAAACATTTTTATCCAGACTGGGATGAAAGCAGTCTTGTATATAAAAAGTGGTAAAAAAAGAGAAGCTGATAGCCTCAATTATCTGCTGTCAGCTTCCTCTCTCAATCGAACATATGTATTGTATCACGATAATACATATTGTGCAATAGAAAATATTAAAGGAGAAGGGAAGCGGAATATGGCAGCAGATATTAAAGAGGCATTAATACAGTATTGTGACGTTAAGCAGGAGTATGATGACATAAGAACAAGAAGAGATACACTTAAAAGAGATATTGAGAGAATGGAAAAGGAGCAGATTAGTGTAATTGATTCTGTGACAGGTGGAAATGGAGGTATACAACATTATAAGATAGAAGGATATCCATATCCTGAATATAGCAGAAAGAGGACACTGCTTATAGCAAGGGACAATCAACTTCAGGTATATGAAATTAAACTGTTAGAGATAACGAATGAGGTTGAGAGATTTATAGAGAAAATTGAAAATAGTAGAATGAGAAGAATGATTACATATAGATTTCTTGACGATTTAACGTGGTTTCAGGTTGCACAGCGAATGGGTAAACATCACACAGAAGAAAGTTGTAGAAAGGCAGTAGAAAGATTTTTGAAAGAAATTTAAAGTTTGTCCGATATGTCCGCTTTTTCTGTGGTAATATTTAAGATGGAACAGATGCAAAGAGCACTGGTACCCAAAAACTCCTAAATTATTGATAATATCCCCTCTTAAAAGACACTGATATTAGATTGTCAGTGTCTTTTATTATGCATTTTCAAGAGTGGATTAAAATGTTAATAAATGTTAATAGAAAGGGGGTACATAAGAAATGAAACCAAAGCAGGTAAAGTGCCTGGAATTAATGGTTCAGGGCGAATTAACAGATAAAGAAATTGCAGAGGCAATTAACATTTCTCCCAAAACAATATGTGAGTGGAAGAAAAATAATGAAGAGTTTCGCCGTGAGTACAATAGAATGATACGCTCAAGTCTGCAATATGCTGCCCCTAAAGCTTTTAGAAAACAGGAAACATTATTAAATTCTAAGAATGAGATGGTTGCTTATCTTGCAGCAAAAGACTTGATGGATAGGGCAGGTCTTAATCCTATAGAAAAGATAGAAGCCAATGTAAACGATACAACCAAGAATGAATTACAGGAGCTTCTTGCACAACGTAAAGCAAGGGGTGAGCCGGATGCTTCTAAGTGATAAGTACTGGGATTACATAGACACACCTGCAAGAGCAGAGTTCTTAGAGGGTTCAACTGCATCCGGAAAGACAACAACAGTAGCTGTTAAGTTCATTATGAATGTAGCTGAATCAGATATGAAGCTGCATGTTATAGCCGGTAATACAACAGGTGTTATTGAGAAGAATATAATAAATGCTGATATGGGATTGCTGCAGATATTTCCCAATCTTGAATACTGTGGTAATGGTGATAAAGAGAATAAACTTCCACATATTAAATTCAAAACTGGAAGCAGTACCAAGATAATATATGTTCTCGGTTACGATAATGCCAGCAAGTGGAAGAATGCCTTGGGTTCACAGTTTGGATGTGTGTGGGTAGATGAGTGCAATACAGCTAACATAGACTTCATACGAGAGATATTCGGACGTTCTGAATACTTTGTTGGTACTCTGAACCCAGATGCACCTACATTACCCATATATTCAGAATACATCAATCACGCAAGACCGATTGATAAGTACAAGGCAGATGTGCCGGAAGAAATATGGAAGGACCTTAACGGTTGTGAGCCTATTAAAGACTGGGTATATTGGTTCTTCACATTTGAAGATAATATATCCATGACACCAGAGAAGATAGAACAGAAAAAAATGAGCTATCCTCCTGGCACTAAGATATATAAAAACAAGATATTAGGATTACGAGGCAAGGCTACAGGTCTTGTCTTTTCTAATTTCTGCAAACGACATGTTATTACAAAGGAACAGGCAAAGGCATTTATTAAACAAGAATATGACGATAAGCAGACAGAGTGGTTTGTAATATATACAAGCGGTCTTGATACGGCATATTCAACCAAGAGTCCTGATACTATTGCTATGTCATTTATGGGAATAACCAATAAGGGCAAGCTAATGGTGCTAGACGAAAAGGTATATAACAATGCGGAACTTGATATACCAATAGCTCCAAGTGATACAGTAAGGAATTACATAGACTTCCTGGAGCGTAACAGAAAAGAATGGGGTGGAATGTCAAAGAATGTGTTTATAGATAATGCTGATCAGGCAACGATAACAGAGTTTGCCAAGTACAAGAGAGAACACATTGACTGCCAGTATATATTTAACAATGCGTATAAGAAAGTAACCATAATAGATAGAATTAACTTACAGCTTGGCTGGATGTCCTTTAATGACGACAAGGGCAGAGAGCCAAGCTTTTATATTGTCGATACGTGCACGAATTACAAGACAGAGTTAGAAACGTATTCGTGGCTTGAAGATAAGGACTGCGAGCCTGAGGATGGCAATGACCATATGGTAAACAGCGTACAGTATGGCTGGATTCCTTATCAAAGCAGGATAGGTATAGAGAACAAGACATAATTCCAGATAGGAGAGTGAGAGAGGTGAACATATTTACAAGTATGGCAGAGAAGATAAAAACAGGAATAAGAACGTGGCTGCACATCCAGCCGGCTGTTAATGGATCCATAAGCATACAGGAAACTCTTGATTACGAGGGAAATGCCATAAAGAACCAGATATGGTACAGAGGTGAGAGTGAAGAATTGTCACAGCTATACAGCCAGATAGATGGTGACAAGACAAGGTTCTGGTCTGCATCCTGTACAATAGGTATGGAGATAAGAAAGATACACGTAGGTCTCCCTGCTATGTTATGCGATATGCTGGCCAGTATAGTAACAGATGATATGAATTTAATAGATGCTGGTAGCAGGCAGACAGAATGGGATAAGATAGCAGAGGAAAATGATTTTATTGAGCTAGTTAAGCAGGCAATAACAGAAACGCTTTATATCGGTGATGGAGCATTCAAGATATCGTTCGATACGAACCTTAGCAAGTATCCTATATTGGAATTCTACTCTGGTGATAAGACAGAGATTATCAGGGACAGGGGAAGAGTTAAGGAGATAGTGTTTAAGACAGTGTATAACGTTCAGAGACAGGAATATGTATTACTTGAACATTATGGCATAGGCTACATACATTATGAGCTTACAAGAGGCGGTAGGGAATATGATTTAAGTGTTATACCGGAGCTGGCACATCTTAGTGATGTTACCTGGAATGACAAGTTTATAATGGCTGTTCCTCTTCTGTTTTATAAGTCAGCCAAGTATCAAGGACGAGGCAAGAGCATATTTGATGCAAAGATAGATAACTTTGATGCGCTGGATGAAGCATGGTCACAATGGATGGATGCCTTAAGGAAGAATAGAACAAAGGAATATATACCGGAGAATATGCTTCCAAGGAATCCCCTGGATGGAAAAGTGCTAAAGCCTAATGCTTTTGATAATGCCTATATACAAACAGATGGCAGCATGGCAGAAGGTACAGTTAATAAGATAGAGCTTGTACAGGGCAATATCCCACACGAAAGCTATCTTGCAACATATATCACAGCGTTGGATCTTTGTTTACAGGGGATTATGAGCCCATCAACATTAGGCATAGATGTTAAGAAGCTGGATAATGCGGAGGCACAGAGGGAGAAAGAGAAAGCAACGCTTTACAGCAGAAATAACATTGTAGAGCGGCTTCAGAAGGTTCTTCCAAAGCTTGTTATAGCAACGTTCAATTCTATAGACACATATAACAAGACAGCTATAAAGGAAATAGATATTGATGTAACATTTGGCGAATATGCGAACCCATCCTTTGAAAGCCAGGTAGAAACAGTCAGCAAGGCTAAGCAGGGCGGCATTATGAGCATAGAGGCATCTGTTGATGAATTGTATGGAGATACCAAGGATGACAAATGGAAGCAGGAAGAGATAGCAAGGCTTAAGGCTGAACAGAGGATATCTAATATGAAAGAGCCGGCACTTAATATGCAGGCAGATGGGTTTACAGTTGATGGTGCTGATAACAATTTTATAGGTTTTGATAACAAATGAGGTAGCTTATGGCACTTAATACAGACTATGACATAGAGAAAGCTTTTAGAGCAATAGAAGATGAACTGATAGCCTCTATGATGCGTAATCTTGACAATCATAGGGCAGAAGAGATTGAAATGGGTTTTAACTGGACACAGTGGCAGGGAGAGCAGATTAAGGCTTTGGAGCGGTATAAGGCTGAGAATAAAAAGAAGTTTACAAAGCAATTCAGTAATATAAATGGTTCAATAGATGCTATGATATTTGCTGCCAGACAGGCAGGCGGTACAGAGCAGGAACAGAAGATATTAAGAGCAATTAAAAAAGGACTTAAAGCATCTAAAGTGTCACAGGGCGCTGAAGGTGCTTTTTTCAAATTAAATACCAGGAAGTTAGATGCGCTTATAAAAGCCACAAAGGCGGATTTTGCTAAAGCTGAACATTCTATGCTAAGAATGTCGGAAGATAAATACCGGCAGATAATATTCAATGCTCAGGTGTATGCGAATACGGGTGCAGGAACATATGAGAAGGCAGTTGATATGGCTACAAGAGATTTTCTTAAAGCTGGTATTAACTGTATTGAATATGCGAATGGCAGCAGGCATACAGTAAAGGATTATGCCAGAATGGCTATTCAGACAGCCAGCAAGCGTGCATATCTAACTGGAGAGGGAGAGATGAGACAGTCATGGGGAATTAGTACAGTTATTATGAATAAGCGTGCTAATGCCTGTCCTAAGTGTCTTCCATTTGTTGGTAAGGTGCTTATAGATGATGTATGGAGTGGCGGTAAGGCATCTGATGGTCCTTATCCGCTTATGTCATCTGCAATAGCTGCGGGGTTGTACCATCCAAATTGCAAAGACGTACATACAACATATTTCCCTGAGTTGGATGAGGAGCCAGATAGTAAGTTTACCAAGGAAGAATTAGAAAAGGTCAAGGAAGATTACAAGCAGGACCAGAAGCAGCAGTATGCAGGCAGAATGGTTGAGCAGTTTGACAGGCTGTCTAAGTACTCATTAGACCCGGATAACAAGAAAGTGTATGCAGCGAGGAAGGAACAATGGGAGAATGTTGTTGCAAATGGACAGAAGAATGATATAATGGAATCAGACTTAAGCACATTAAAATGCAAGTTAAGGAATGATTCAGATATAGAGAAAGAATATTATAATATTCTTAAAGAAAAGTTTTCACATGGAAATAAAGCCGCTAAGCATTTATTTGCTAAGTATGCAGGTGGTGAAACAATAGATGTATCAATGTATGAAGGTACTGCACATTTTAATACCAAAACAAAGAAAATATCTATGCATTATAAAGCTGATATGAGGAATATAAGAGGTGCAGGGACTACTTGGTATCATGAACATGGACATTTGATAGATGATTCACTTGGTATGGTATCGAGGGACGAACATTTTAAAGAATTACTAGAACAGGACACATTCCAATATAGAATAAAATATGGAAAAGAGCATAATTTAAAAACATATGACAAAGTAGATAGAGCAATTAGTAATGATTTACAAGATATAAGAAGACATTCTGCTGTATCGGACTTATTAGATGGATTAACAAAAGGGAATATTAGAGGTTGTGCAGGGCATAGTATTGATTATTGGGACAATCAAGAAAATATTACATCGGAAGCTTTTGCACATATGTTTGAAGCACAATTTGACGAGGTGCACTATAAAGAGATGCAGAAATATTTCCCCAAATCATTAGAGTATTTTGAAAAGAAATTGAAGGAGGTAGCAAGGTGATAAAGAAACTAAAAGATGCAAGAATAAAATTTGTGAATCATTTTAAATATTCTCCAGAGTTCCCTCCTGATTTATATTTTGACCAAGAAGAATATGCTGAATTATTGTTGAAATGCATAGAAGATGATTTTGATTATACAATTGAGAAATATGGAACAGTAGTGCCAAAGAAAATGCCAAGACCAGAAATAATATGGGATTAACAGCCACCAGTCGATAGATTGGTGGTGTTTTTATACCCAATTTTAAGAAAGTGAGGACAAGACAGTATGAAAAAATTATTTATTAGCCAGCCTATGGCAGGTAAAACAGACGAGGAAATAAAAGAAACAAGGAAAAAGGCAATAGAATATGCAGAGCTGCTATTAGGTGAGAAAGTAGAAGTTATAGAGTCTTTTTTTGAAGGAGCACCAGCAGAAGCTAAGCCATTGTGGTTTTTAGGAAAATCAATAGAACTTCTATCACAGGCTGATGTTGTATATTTTGTTAAAGGTTGGGATAAGGCTAGAGGCTGTAAAATAGAACATCAGTGTGCAGTAGCATATGATATTAAGAGAATTGAAGATTAGATTGAATAAACAGCTATAGAGCTGTTATTTTTATACCCAAGTTGCACCGGTGCAACACAATTTAATATTAGTTGATAAGCACGCATAGCAATACGCTGTGGGTGCTATTTTTATGCCCAAAACTTAATGGCACTAAACTTTAGGAAAATGCTGACGAGCGGTAAACGGAAGAAAGGAGATAGAGTGATGAGAAAGACATTGCCTATTAATTTACAGTTCTTCGCAGAGGGCGGAGATGGTAACGGCGACCAGAACGCTGGAAGTAACAATAATGGACAGGCAGGACAGCAAGGTGGTCAGAATAATCAGCAGGCGGCTGGAATTGACTATGACAAAATACAGAGCATGTTAGACACCGCAACTGCCAAGAAAGAAAATGCTGTGCTTAAAAGCTATTTTCAGCAGCAGGGACTATCCGAGGAGGAAGTCAGCCAGGCTATTGCAACATTTAAGCAGAATAAACAGCAGCAGGTAGAACAGCAGCAGAATGCTAATGCTAGTCTTCAGAACGAAGTGGCAGCAGCACAACAGCTTGCAGAACAGGCTCAGATTGAGCTTGCAGCTACAAAGGTAGCTATGACACTTGGCATTGAGGCCAAGACACTCCCATATGTGCTTAAGATGGCTGATTTTACTAAGGCTAAGGGTACAGATGGAAAGATATCAGATGATAATGTTAAAGCTGCACTTGAACAGGTCCTTAAGGATGTACCAGCACTTAAGCCAGGTACGGAGAATAATGCTGGATTCCAGATTGGCGCAGGACAGCAAAATAATGGACAGCAGTCTTCTGCAGGTAGCAATGTAAATGTTCCTACAAAGAGATGGAACAGATTCAATTAAGAAAGGTTAAAAAAGGTAAAATAATATGCCAAATTTAAATTATGCAGAACAGTGGAGTCCTGAATTATTAGCAATTCTTATTCAGGGCACACTTACATCACCATTTATCACAAACAATGTCAGATGGTTAGATGCAAAGACCTTCCATTTTACACAGATGAGTGTAAGTGGTTATAAGAACCATAAGAGATCAGGTGGATGGAACACAGGAGAATATAACCAGAAAGATGTTCCTTACACAGTAACACATGATAGAGATGTACAGTTTATGGTTGATAAGGCAGATGTTGATGAAACAAATCAGACAGCATCTATTCAGAATATTTCACACATATTTGAACAGACACAGGTAGTACCAGAGACAGATGCATTATTTTTCAGTAATGTAGCACAGGCTGCACAGAAGACAGAATTATATCATACTGAAACAGCTTCCACAGAATATACATCAGAGAATGTATTTGCTAAGCTTAAGCATATTCTGGCAGCAGGCAAGCTTAGAAGATATAAGGCAAATGGAAGTCTCATTATGTATGTATCTTCTGACATTATGGATAAGCTTGAGGTATCAAAGGAATTTACACGTAAGATTGAAATGACACAGATTGCAGAAGGTGGTCTTGGCATTGAAACACGTGTAACTGATATTGATGGCGTGACACTTATGGAAGTTGTGGATGATGAAAGATTCTATGACAGATTCGATTGGGATGTTGCAGAGGGCGGCTTTGCTCCGCTTAAGTCAAAGTATACCATAACAACTGATACAGATGTGGTAGAAGGAAAGACATACTACACTAAGAGCGACAGCGCTTATACAGTTGTGGCAAAGCCTACAAAGACTAATATAGCCACATATTATGAAAAGACTGTTCAGGGTTCACGCAAGATTAATGTACTTGTCGCATGTGGCCAGACATGTAAGACAGTACCTAAGATTTCGTCTATTTATTTCTTTGCACCAGGAGCACATACAGAAGGAGACGGATATCTTTATCAGAATCGTCAGTTAAGTGATACATTTGTATTCCCTAATGGCAAGGATGGTAAGGTTGATTCTGTATTCGTTGATGTAGATCCTGCAGAAGAGATTGCAGAGTAAGCCTATGGTATATGCAAGTAAAGAACAGTACCTGAGTGAGCATAATCTTATCCCGGATGAACAGATAGAACGAAGATTAAAACAGGCGAGCCGGCATATCGACTCGCTTACTTTTAATCGTATAACATCAAGAGGCTTTGATAATCTGACAGAGTTCCAGCAGGCAATAGTCATAGACGTATGCTGTGATATGGCTGATTTTGAGTATGAGAATGAAGATATGATTAATTGTGTCTTACAGAATTATGCTGTAAATGGAGTATCTATGCAGTTTGGCAGCAGTTGGAATGTTCTTGTGCAGAATGGAATTGCTGTAAAGCGTGATACATACCGGGTGCTTTGCCAGACAGGCTTGTGCTGCTTAAGTCTGGGGGTGTAAGTATGAAGTACCCTTGTTTGATATTAAAGAGCATGTGTAAGACAGAAATACACGTAGAGATAGAGCAGGAAGGCAGGAACGTCTATGGAGAGCCTTTTGAACCTGTTATATGGGATGGCTTATGCAACTATCAGGACAGCGGCAAGACAGTATTAACAGCAGAAAAGGTGCTTATACAGCTTGAGGGATGTGCTTTAATACCGGGAGATATTGCACCGGAGCTTCCTGTTATTACTAAAGGTGATATAAAGGTGTTCGGTGTAACAAGGCATATATACAAGGGTACGAAGTGCCGTAATCCGGATGGTACGGTTAATTATGTAAGATTGGATGTGATGTAATGGCAAAGAATGTTAAGTCAACAGTTAAGCTTAATATGCCTATGGTAAGGAAGCTTACGGCAGCAGTGGCGACTTCATTAGAAATGACAGCGGAAGCTATACACACGGATGTTGTGCAAAGTCAAGTGATACCAAGAGATACAGGTAAATTACAAGGAGAAAGTACGCATATTAGTGCGGGAAAGAGTGAAACTGCCACTTACGAAAATGGACAGACAGTAACTAATGGTATTTCAAAAGCTGTAAATGGTAAGGTTATCATATCAACATCAGCACCGCAGGTAAGAAGATTATATTATCATCCGGAATACAACTTCCATCAGACACCGTGGACAGATGAAAGCGGCAAGAAACATGAAGGAAATGCAAATGCTAAAGGCAGATGGCTTGATGACTATATGAAAGGTGGTAAAAAGCAGGATTTTGCACCTAAAGCATTTGGAAAGTTTTATAAAAAGAATGCGGGGTTATGATGTTAGGAATAGGTGATGTAAGAGATTATATAGCAGGTCTTGGTATTGCAGACAATACTAACGTGTATTGCGGAAAATTAGACGACAAAAAGAATAAGAGCATAGGTGTTTACAATAATAACAAGCAAAGACCTGTGCAGATGTCGGTAGGCGGCTTAAATAACAGCTCTTATCGTGTTAAGTCTGTAAGCATATTGGTTCATTGGAACACGAGTGTAAGAGACACAGAGAAGACCGCAGAACAGCTCTACACTATGCTTAGGGATATGAACCATATTACAATCAATGATACTAAAGTGTTCTTCACTAAAATGCTTGTTGATGAGCCTGTTGATGTAGGGACAGATGATAATGGTATCTTTGAGTGTGTAATAGAATTAGATATTTATTATGAAAGGTAGGTAGAAGTATGGCACAGAATACTAAATTAGCCGGATATAATGCGGGTGCTACTCCGCTTGAAGGTGTAAATCCGGTACATACAATTCAGTTTGGAATTTGTATCACGGGAAGAAAAAAATCAGATACTCCGGAAACGATAGAAACTAAAGTGGTGAGAGATGCTGAAAGTCTTAGCATTTCAGTTGATGGAACTATTGAAGAATGGAATCCAATGGACCAGGCAGGCTGGGTTAGACGTCTTATGACAGGAAAATCGCTTGGAATGTCAATGGGTGGTAAACGTAACTATGGAGATGAGGGAAATGACTATGTGGCAGGTCTTGCTTACAAAACAGGGCAGGACTGTAACTCGTGGGTATCTATTATATTTCCGAATCTTGATCAGCTTCTTATCCCTGCGGTCATCAATGTAACATCACTTGGCGGTGATTCTACAAGTATTGATGCACTTGAGTGGGAAGCACAGTCAGATGGAAAACCAACATATATTGAGTATAGCCCAGAATAAGGAGATGAAAAATAATGGCAAATAAAACAGATTTTCAGGTAGTAGATATTTCAATGAAGATTACAAATCAGTTACCAAAGGTTATCATTACAGATGAGCTTATGGTTACTGTAAATAACAGAAAAAATAATATTCTTAATATTCAGGCAATGGCACAGGAATCTGAGAAGAAAAAGGAAGATGAGATGGCATTTATGACAAAGGGGCTTGATATGCTTGTAGGAGCTTCTGCAACAGCTAAAATTGAAGAGATGGATTTACCGCTTCCTGAATATAAGATGCTGTACGAGACAATAATGAGAGTTGCTTCAGGTACATACGGGGAGGAGCAGACACCCTCAAGGTGAAATATACTATGATTTGTTCGATGATTGGGAACTTGTAGAATCAAGTTTTCTTTCACAATATAGCATACGCTTGCGAAAAGATGATGATATGTCATGGTCCGAGTTTTGCTCTTTGTTATCAGGAATAATGCCAGAGACTCCGCTTGGAAGAGTTGTGAGCATACGGGCAGAAAAAGACCCGAAAATTATAAAGAATTTTACAAAAGAGCAAAAGAAGATTCGTAATGACTGGATTATAAGAAGAAATAAAAAGTTAATGAAAAATCCAAAAGCGTATAACGAATATTGGAATAATTTCCAAAAATGGGCTAAAGCTGCTTTCTCAAAGTAGAGAGCAGCTTTTTTAATGCCAGAAAGGAGATAATATGTCAGATACAGTAGGACAGATAGCTTTGGAACTTGGCATAGACAGCTCACAGATAGTTAATCAGCTTACAGGAGCTTCTAATAAGGCAGCTAAGCAGGCAACAACTATCTTTTCTGGGCTTGGTAAGAAGATAGCTGCAGGACTAAGTATAGCAGCAGTTACTAAGTTCACGAAAGACTGCATAGAAGTAGGTTCCAATGTAACAGAAGTGCAGAATGTTGTTGATACAGCATTTAAGGACTTAAGCTGGCAGGCAGACCAGTGGGCCTCCAATGCCATGGCTAACTTCGGCTTATCGGAATTGTCGGCTAAGAAGTATATGGGCGTATTTGGCCAGATGAGTAATGCTATGGGTATTACAGGTAAGGCGGCGCTTGATATGGCTGAAAATGTCACAGGATTAACCGGAGATGTTGCATCGTTTTACAACATCAGTACAGACGAAGCATATACTAAGCTGAAATCTATCTGGACAGGTGAGACTGAGACACTTAAGGACTTAGGTGTTGTAATGACTCAGACGAACTTAGACCAGTATGCACTTAATAACGGTTTCAGTAAAACTACAGCAAAGATGACAGAGCAGGAAAAAGTAATGCTACGTTATCAGTACGTAACAAGTGCTTTGTCCAATGCCACAGGAGACTTTGTTAAAACACAGGATTCCTGGGCGAATCAGACAAGAATACTTACATTAAGGTTTCAGCAGTTAAAGGCTAGTCTAGGTAAAGGCTTCATAGCATTGTTTACACCTATTCTGCGTGGCTTTAACAACTTGCTGGCGGGATTACAGAAGGTTGCGGATGGCTTTGCCAGTTTTGTGCAAATGCTCACAGGAGCAGATGTATCAACCTCTATGGGTTCGATAAGTTCGGACATAGCTGGTATAGGAGATGATGCATCAAGCGCAGCGGATAATGTAGGTGATATAGGAAGTGCAGCCAAGAAGACTGCTAAAGATATAGAAAAGTCGCTTGCAGGCTTTGACCAGATAAATAAGCTGACAGAGCCAACAGATGATAGTTCTGATTCAAGCGGCAGTACAGGTGGAACATCTTCAGGAATCGGAAGCCTTGACCTTATACCAGATGTGAGTAAAAGTACATCTAATGCCTCATCAGCAATTAGTGACTTTGTTAACAATGCAAAAGAAACATTGGGAAAATTAAAAGATTGGGGAATATCAACATTTTCACCATCATTTTCCCGAATCTGGGATGGACTGGTTAATAATGCATTAACAGCTAAGAACAATCTGACAAAGGTATTTGCTGATATACAGGGCCTTGGAGAGCCGTTATTAAGTTATTTTAAAGGACCTTTTACAGATTATCTTGTTTCAGTTGTAGATACAAATGGTGACATTATAAATGGTCTCTTTGATACATTTAATACTGTATTCATTGATATATGGGATAAAGCAGCATATCCAGTATTACAGAATTTTATAACAACCGGATTGCCAATGCTAACAGAGTTTGCTACTCAGACTAATTTACTTACAGATGATTTGTTCAATACGCTTAAAGATGGATGGGATACAGTCTGGAAAGATGTATTTTGTCCGGCGATAGAGAACATGACTAATATATGGATCGGATTTGTAGATACATTAGCTGATGCCTGGGATAAGTGGGGAGTTCCTATATTTGATGGAATAAAGGAAGCTGTTAAGACAACAGCAGATATTATTTCTATGATATGGGAGACTACAATAAAGCCTGTATGGGATAATGCTCTTGATATTATAGATGAGGTCTGGGAAAAGCATTTAAAGCCATTGCTGGCTAATTTCCTTGATTTTGTAGGTGAAATAGTTAATTGTGCATTAATAATTTACAACAAATTTATTGAACCTGTTGTTGGTTATTTATTGCAGATATTTGGACCAGCATTTATAGCGACATTTAATTCAGTAGGAAATATCGTTGGAGTGGTTATTGGAAATATTGCAGATATTATAAGCGATATAATTACAGTATTTAAAGGATTAATCCATTTTATATCTTCAGTATTTTCAGGCGATTGGTCTGAAGCCTGGAATGGAATAGTTGATGCATTTGGTGGAATATTCTCTGTGATAGGTGATATAGCCAAAGGACCAATAAACATGGTAATCGGACTTATAAATGGTATGCTTGATGGATTAGAAAGTGGTATTAACTGGATAGTCCGCAGGGTGAATGCTTTAAGCTTTGATGTACCTGATTGGGTACCGGTTATAGGTGGTGACCATTTCGGGTTTGATTTACCGGAAGTTGGATTTGGTAGTATCCCATACCTTGCAGAAGGTGGATATGTAAAGCCAAACACTCCACAGCTTGCAATGATTGGTGATAATAAACACCAGGGAGAAGTTGTTGCACCTGAGGATAAATTGCTTGAAATGGCACAAAAGGCAGCAGATATGGCATCTAGTGCTGAATTGTTAGCTGAAGCTATAAGTATTCTTAAGCAGATACTTAGAATACTGGAAACGCTGGACCTTGATATACAGCTTGATGGAAAGAGCCTTAAGAAATATGTGGTAGATAAAATTAATGAGCATACAAAGCAGACAGGAAAATGTGAGATTATAACTTAACAAGGATGTGATGAATTGATACTAAGATGTGACAATCAGGAGCTACCGGCTCCTGTGTCCATCAAAGTGGATGATGAGATTATATGGTCTTCTTCAACAGGACGAGCGCTTGACGGAACAATGTTAGGTGATGTAGTTGCTGAAAAGAAGACCTTATCTATTAATTGGGGAGTGCTTCAGGAGGATGAGCTGGTGCTTATTAAGAGTAAGCTTGTCGCCGGATTCTTCCCAATAACATTTCATGATGATGGACAGAATATAACAATAACAAGCTACAGAGGTACACTTAGCAAGGAAGTAATAGGAGAGCTGGATGATGGTATTTTCTATTATAGAAGTGCAAGTGTATCTATTATTCAGCAGTAAGGAGAGCATATGAAACAGACATTAAAGGTTAGTGATATAAGAAATAAGACAATAGAGTTACAGGGAATTAACGGACATTTTCCTGTAAAGCTTAATTATGCTATTGCAAAGAACTTAAAGGTGCTTACAGCAGAGTGTGAAACTGCAGCAGCACAAAATCAGAAAGTTCTTGATGAGAAGGCAACAAAGGATAAGAATGGGGAGTATGTATTTAAAGATAATGAAATAGTATTTCCAGACGAGAAAACAAAGAAGGAAGCACTTAAGGAACTTAATGATATATCTAATCTTGAAGTTGAAGTAGAGATTATGACAGTATCAATGAGTACACTTGAAATGTGTGATACTGAGAAGTACGATACACCAACATCAAAGGAAATGGCAGCATTAGAATTTATGATAGGAGAATAGCCTATGTATAACAATGTAACAGATGCATTTAAGACAACAATAAGAAGTCCGTCAAGAACATTCAGAGGCAGGCTTAAGATAAATGATAAGTGGATATATGCTAACTTTAAGAAACTTAGTTATGAAACATCAAGCAGTAGTGAAGAATACCTGCAGTTAGGTTCGGCTGTGGCTGCTAAGATAGAGCTTACCATTAAGAGAATAGATGAGCTGTTTGAGAATACAGAAATACCGATAGAGATAGGATTGAAGCTGCCAAGTGGAAAGTATGAATACATTCCAGTTGGATTTTTTACGGCTGAACATCCAACAAATGACCAAGCAACCACAACATTTACAGCTTATGACAGAATGATGAAAACTACTGGATTATATGTATCTAATTTTACATATCCTGCAAGTGCTGCATCTGTTCTGAATGAGATAAGCATAGGCTGTGGTGTTCCTGTGAATGTAAGTAATATAGATTCTTCGATAATGATAGCAACAAAGCCGGTAGGATATACATACAGGGAAATGATAGGCTATATTGCTTCTTTGGCAGGTGGCTTTGCTTGTGTTGATAGAACAGGAACTATTGTTATTAAGTGGTATTCAGATGCGGATTATAAGCTGGATGTGACAAGGATAATGGGCTTTGAGAAAGATGAAAGCAATTATAATCTGGAAAAGTTATCATGTAATGTTGATAACTCTACAACTTTAACATCTGGCGGTGGAATACTTGGTGTTACATTTGATAATCCATTTATGACACAGGACAGGCTTGATAATATCTTTAAGAAGCTTAGTGGATTTAGTTACAGGGGTGCATCTGTTAAGACATTAGGAGATGTTCGTCTGGATCCGTGGGATATGATTACTGTGGAAGATGGTGAAGGTACTTACAAGGTACCGGTAATGAACATACAGCAGGAATATGATGGTGGTCTTGCTATGACTATAACATCCTATGGCAAGACACAGACAGAGCAGGAAGTTGACTTTAAAGGACCGACAACACAGCAGAATGAGAGAATATATTCTGATTTGATATTGGCAAAGGAGCTTATAGCTAAGAAGGTGGATGCAGACTGGGTTAAGGCTAATACAGTAACAGCAGAGGCTATAGTGTCTGTAAATAATGACCTGGAAAATATCAGGAATAATTATCTTAAATCGAATGTAGCGGAGATTAGATATGCAACGATTGATGATTTAAATGTGGCAAATGCAAAAATAACGGATCTTAAGGCTAATATGCTTACGGCTGACATAGCAGATTTGAATTATGCTAAGGTTGATTTTGCAAATGTTATAGGACAGGTGGTTGGTACATCTCTTATCAAGGATGGTGCAGTAACTAATGAAAAAGTTCAGAATTTATCAGCAAATAAGATAACATCAGGAACTATTGATGCTAGCAAGATAACAGTTACTAATCTTAATGCTGATAATATCACAGTAGGTACAATCAACGGAAAGCGTATTGGAAATGGTTCTATTAACCTTGATAAGCTATCTGAAGAAGTACCAACTAAGGAATATTTAGATAAAGTACAGGATGAGTTACAAGGACAGATTGACGGAAATATTGAAACATTTACTAAAACAGAGATACCAACCCTTAATAATGACCCTGCGGTAAATTGGACAGATAATGTTACAAGAAAGAAACATATAGGTGATATTTGTTATGTAGTTAATCCAGCTTATAGCGCAGATGGGTATTCCTATAGATTTGCTGATACTGGAACATTAGAAGCACCTAACTATGAATGGGTATTAATCAAGGATAGTGATGTTACTAAGGCATTACAAGACATTATTAATATCAATGGCGAAATTACAGGCATTAAGAATTTCAATGTTGAAGTAAGTTCTTGGAAAACAGATACAAGCGAAGAATTATCAAGCTTAAAGAAAAGAACAACCACGATTGAAACTGATTATTCTACTAAACAAGACGTTACCGACAAGATTAATGGTATTCAAGTGGGCGGTACAAATATGTTACTATGGACTACAACAATGCCAGGTAAGTTTAGTACAGATAGTAGTGGCGCTTCTTCAAAAGGTACAGTTTCATATCAATCGGATGGTAGCGCTTTAGTTACTAACAATAATTCTAATTTCAGATTTCAATATCACCCGGATGTAAGTGTTATGATTGGGTCAACATATGTTGTTTCTGCTTATTATAAAGATGTAAGCGGCACACAGGAACATCAGTTTCAGATAGTATATCAATCAACGACAGGAAAATATACAGATTTCCACGGAGTAACTGGAACACGAGAAGTAGAGAACGGCTGGAAACAATCATACTTAGTATTTACAATTCCAAATACTATAAAAACTGCAAGATTGATAACTATATATTTAAGAAGTGGCACAGACTTTACTTTATATACTCACAGCTATTATATCAAAAATGTTAAATTGGAATTAGGTAATAAAGTAACAACTTGGTCGCCTGCACCAGAAGATGTAGTTGATGCTATAAATACAAAAGTCAGCACAACAGTTTTTAATGAAGTTAAGCAAACAGTAGACGAGAATAGTGCTAACATAACTAAAATGACCGAAACTATTAGCACAAAAGCTGATAACAGTGCAGTTACAACATTAACGAATACTGTTAATTCTGTTAAGCAGACGGCTAATAGCAATTCATCAAGTATTTCTAGCTTGACAACAACTGTTAGTAATGTGCAGACAACTGCTAACACAGCTAAATCAACAGCGAATACTGCAAAATCTACTGCTGACACTGCAAACAACACCGCAAATACAGCGAAGTCAACGGCTGATAGTGCGAAGTCAACAGCTACAACTGCAAACAACACCGCAAATACAGCGAAGTCAACGGCTGATAGTGCATTAACTAAAGTCAATACGCTTACAACTACTGTAACAAGCCAAGGTTCAAGCATAACGCAGTTACAGACTAGCATTAACAATAAGGTTTGGAAAACTGATATAACTGAAAGTGTTAACAACCTTCAAGTTGGTGGTAGAAATTTACTAAAAGGAACACATAAAACAGAGGTAACATATACATATCCAACTTCTAGTTGGGTTGATAAAGGAAATTGGGTAACAACCGTGCCATTGGATGCAGATTATTACACTTTATCTTTTTGGGCAAAATCTACAAAGGCAGGAGATAGAATAAGGATACATTTTTATAATCCATCAAACAGTGTGTTACAACAAGCTAGCCAAGGACAAACTCATGTAAGCGGAGATGGAACGTGTGATTTTGTTTTATCAACGACATTAACACATTATTGGGTTACTTATAGGTTACAAACAAAGAATAGCACCAGAAATGTAGCCATTCCAAGATTGTTCGCAGGTTGGGGTAGCGGAACACTTACATTTAAGTGGGAAAAAGTAGAAGAAGGCACAAAAGCAACAAGTTGGTCGCCTGCACCAGAAGATGTAGATAGTTCCATAAGTGCTGTAAATAATAAGGTAACAACTGTAAGTAATTCATATACAGCCCTTAATCAAACAGTCAGTAACTTATCAACAGAAGTGTCGCAGACACAGCAAAACCTTACAAATAATTATAGTACTACAACTACTATGCTTAACAAGATTACACAAGACATTAAGGATAATCGTTCCAGCATTAGCTTAGCACTTAGTGGAACTTACGCTAAGTCAACAGACTTACAAACTTATGCAACTAAAACAAGCCTTAATTTATACATTAAAAAAGACCCTAAAACAGGTGAACTTAAGTCTGCTATTGAAGCTATCGCAGATACAATTAACATTACTGCAAGGGGCGGTCTTAACTTAAGTGGCAATAGATTTACTTTAAGTAGTACTAATACTAGCATTACTGCTGACGGAACAATAACTTGCAATAATCTTATCGCAAATGGCGGAAAAATCGCACAATGGAATATAGCTAATAATTCTATTAATTCAACTACATCTGATAGTAAATATTGGGCAGGTATGACAACGCCATCAAAAGGTTCAGATTGGGTATATGCTATTATGTCTAATAGTGGTACTGCAAGTGTCCCAAGCTGGAGTCCTCAATGGTATGTTGCAGGTAATGGATTTATGTATGCTGCTAGTGCGGCTATTGCAGGGAGTATTACAGCTACTAAATCTGGAGTGTTAACTACGACAGTAGATGCATCCGGAATATCTGTTACTGGAAGTAATAATTCAACAGTTATTACAGCACAAGGCTTTCTTACTAATCAATATTTAGGTTCTACGATTGATTGTAGAGGTACTATATTTGATGGAATGCTTATTTACCCAAAAGGAAAAACTGATTTGAAATATGAATGGGTTGCAAAGCTTAGCAACAAATCTATAGAAATAAGTCCCAACAATGTATTTAGTTTAACGTATTGTACAAAAATGACAAACGAAGAAATATCAATTTTTGGACAGGCGGTTACGGGACCTTACGCTAAAATGGCAACCTATGGTTTTTCTACAACCGGCAACCTTTACTGTGGTGGAACTAAAAACAGAATGGTTGAAACTGAACATTTTGGCACAGTTTTACAAAATGCACTTGAAACGCCAACCCCGACTTTTGAAGATTATGGGGAAGGTATTTTAGATGAAACCGGTATGTGCAGAATATACCTTGAAGACAAGTTTATAGAAACAATAGATACGAATACAAAATATACAATATTCCTTACAAAATATGGGGTAGGGGATATATATGTAAGTGATAGGCAACCGGATTATTTTGAGGTAACAGGAACGCCTAATCTTACATTTAGTTGGCAATTATTAGCTACACAAAGGGACTATAACAGTATAAGACTTGACGAAAAAACAGATAGCATTATTGACAAAGTTAATAGCGATGAACTGTTTAAAATGACAACAGAATTTATTGCAGAATGGGAAGGAGATTTAGATTATGCAGAATAAAAGAATTGTAACAAGTGTAACAAGTTATAAAACAGAAGTAGGAAACATACTTGCACTTACTTACAGTGAAGTAGACGCCGGAGGTAATATTATTAAGAGAAACGCTAAAGTACAGAAAGTAGTTGTTGATGATGAAGCTAATGCACATATAGAAGCTTTAAAAACATTTGCACAGAGCATTGTAGATGAAATAGAAGAATAGAAGGTAAACGCAATGCTGAAAACAGAGAAAAAGCGTAAAAAGAATCAACAACAATAAAAAAATACAGTAAAAGGAAAACAAGGAGGATAAGTAATTATGATGACAATGAGAGAAATATATGTAGCAGCTGTGCATAATAAGTTGATACAGCTAGTAATAATTGCAATAGTAATTGACACAATTTTTGGTGTGTTGAGAGCAATTAAAGAACATAATCTTAACAGTTGCTTTGGTATTAATGGAGCAATTCGTAAGTGTGGTATGATTATATCTATAATGTTACTGGTTGTTGTGGATTATATAACTGGCTTTAATATGATCGGTTTCTTGCCCGATGAGGTAAGGCAATACATAGGTAACTGCATAGGTATATCAGATTTTTTCTCAATTTTATACACAGCGTATGAAGCTGTAAGTATATTAAAAAATATGGTTTTATGTGGTCTGCCAGTTAAGAAAATATGGTTATATGTAAAGACGTTTCTAAGCAAATATACAGATGAACTTCCAGATGATGATGAACTTGCAGAGGATAAGGCAGCACCAGAAATAAGTAGCAATAAAACATATATTAACTAATAGG